AAAAGTAAATTGATTCCTTTCATTAAAAATTTCTTTATATAAAACACCATCATCTGCAAATAAACTTGTGTTGCTATACTTTCCAGAAGCATCCTTCAAGTCAAAATATCTGCTTATTCCGCTGCTTATGCGATTAGTACTTTTTGTTTTAATAATTTCTTGACTAATTGCTAGTGGACCAATATTATAATCTTCACCTGTAATTAATCTATTCTGCGTATAATACGTTGCAGGTGCATTACTTTTAATTTCTTCACTTGTTTCTGAAGTAGTTGCATTTGTTACTGTATAATTTAATTTAAATCCTAAACTTAAAGTTTCTACAGCTCCTCTTCTGCCTTGATATTGTATGTCAATATTAACATTACCCATTGCTCCAGGTGTAATTACACTTGCTGCATTTGCACTTGTTCTATAATATACCCTAAAATTACCCGATGGCAAATTTCCAAATAATCCATCTGAGAATACTAAGTTTACTCTATCACCAACTCTAGTAGCAACTGAATAAACATTTTTTACTCCTTCAAACAAGTTATTGTAGATAATATTGTTTCCTTCGACAGAATCAATTTTTGTCCAAAAATCTGTTTCGAATCCATTATCATCAATATTGTATAACCATAAATCTGTATCATTAATATCTGTAACATCCACAGCTATTGTCTGATTTGGCACAGGGTTATTTACAGAGAAATTTGAATTGTTTAGTTTACCCTGTTTGAACAGCATAAAAAATCCAGTATTGCTACTGCCCGGTTAGCAGACCCTGCTGTAGTTGAGGAATTATAAATCAACGCCCCTCTCGCAGTAATTGAGCTACTAGACCACGTAGTATCAGCAAAGTCAGTCAGGGCTGTAGTGCCCGATGTGGTGGGATCTACATTAGTCAGCGTGTTACCGCCAGCCGTATACCCCGTACCAGATACTTCGTTAGTTGTTGCATAAGCCGTGGTAGAAGCTGACATCGTGGCACTACTGGTAAACAAAGCAATCTTGAACGTATTGCCTGTGCCTGTAGTGGTAGTCGTTCCTCCACCAGAACCATTATGGAAATTATGAATCCCCTGTAAAAGTTCTGATTTAAACGAGGTTGCCATAGCTGTGGTGATAGCCATTATAGTCTCCTTAAAATATCAGCAACATCTGAATGACCCTGCTGAATAAATTCGTTAATAAGCGTTGTCCTATCGCTTTTAACTGCTTGTTTAATAATACCTAAAACTACATGATAAATGCGACTTCTAAAAGCTTCTGCCTGTTGCTTAACAATAGGGTCTACAGAGTCTGACACACTTACTATCTGCTCTACCGCCCGTTCAGCCAATTCTTCAGGAGACAACCCTCTGCGTTGTGTTGTTTTCACAACAACATCTCCTATATTTGATTCAACAGCCATTTTAAACATGGTTAAGCCATCCTCGGTACATCGTGTCTATATTCATCTTCAACACCATAACCGTCTCCTACACGATTTAAATTAACCAAAGCTTCTTTAAATCGTTGCTCATACGCAGCGGATTCTTCTGGTATTTTTAAAAAGTTTGAAGCTTCTACCAAACACCCGTACAAAAGCGCGTCTGGGGCGTTTGTAGATAGCCAAGTAGTTCCGCTGTCAGCTCCTGCAGTCAACGAAGCAGGACGGTATTTATAGTGAAGCTCAAAGGTATAGCCACTAGCCGGGGTAGGAGCTAACAAAAAAGTAGAGTCGTCAAACAAAGCATAATATTTAGGGACGCCGCTTGTTGCAGAAGCAGGGGTATACGACCGAATAAAAGAAACATGCTTTAATAAAAGATATTCGTAACTGCTGCTAGATATGACAGCCAAGCTATAAGGTGCAAGAAAATCACTAGGGCTAGAAAGATACGGGCTGTCCGTCGTCGCGGTTCCTGTGACATTTTTACGAAATAACGGCATATTGACGTTTTTTAATATCCGTTCCTCCGCTTCTTTTATAAAAAGGGCTAAATTATTGTCAAACGTAGTTTCTGTCGTTTCACAATAATCTTGAATAGCGGTTTTAAGTGTTGCGTAAGTAAAACTCATGTAGTCACCACCGTTACCACCCCTACTTGACCTACGTTTATTAAAGGAACAAAGGGGTTAATTTCAGGAGTAGGTACTCCAACAGAAACAACCATAGGTTCATTACGGTCTGGTCTAGGGTTTAAAATAGCTTGAGGATCATCCACTTTAGGGTATGGATACAATTGCGGTTGTTTAGGCTCCCACTCGTCCCAACCAACTAAAGCTCCGGTCCATTCTTTTTTCATGCGTTCTCGCTTATAGCGAAAACCAGATCGATCAGAAATTCCGTATGCGTTTTTTGCTGAAGCAAATCTTGCCATCTTTAGACCCTGTAATAATCATAAGTTGGAGAAATTTGAGTAGATGCACGGTCTCGATCTTCTTCAATAGCTCTTTGCATCTCTTCTTCGTATATTGATTTTAAAATTTGAATCATTGCTGGGTTACGTTTCATAGCAAGGTAATACGCTAAACCAGCAGTCAAACAAGGATAAAACCTAAAAGGCACTTCCATTGTGTCTGTGTAGCCGTCTGCATCATCCATCCGAACCAATCGGTCAAACTTAACTACATCTGAGCTACTATCAGGAACAGGCCACAACTTTAATTCTGGGGTAATTTGACGATCTAAAAAGAATTGATTAGCACGGCTACTTTGCGTTTTATTTGGAATAGCTAAGTAATCACCACGGCTTATTCTAGTAATTTGAAAATCAGTGCCATCTCTTGTAACAACTGCAGACAATATATCAATAGTGGCTTGCACATTCGTAAGGTCTACAGCAGCAGATAAAGTAGTGCTGGCTCCGCTTGTCCCACCAGTAATAGTTTCTCCGTTACTAAACGTGCCCGAAGGCAAAGTGATAGCAAAAGAACTGCTAGAAGGTTTGCTTGTAATACTCGCCGTAGCTCCGCTTGTGCCGCCCGTAATAGTTTCTGCTACCGAAAAACTTCCAGAGGCTCCTACGGACATGGTAAGAGTCCCTCCGGGATAATTAGCTATGCCATCCGCTAACGTGATAGAGGTCTGCTCTATAGTCCACTGATTAAGACCCCTGTTAGCCCAATCAGCTAAAAGAATGTTTAAAGAACGACGAGCTGTTTTTAAATCGTAACCCGTGCGAAGTTCCAAGCCACAACGCTCAAACGCTTCCTCTATGTACTCAGCTACATCAAGCTCAAAATTTACTGAACCAGAAAGAGCCATTATTCTTCGTACAAGTTATTGAAAGTTATAGACGGATCTAAATAACTTTCATGGCCTTCAGCGGAATGTTTCCACTGAGACGGTTTAAAATCAGGCACACCTTCTCCCGTAACCCACAAAGCTGGGCTGGTTGCTCTTACACGATTATTGGGTAACGCCACTATGTTTCCCTTCCATTTACCTTCTTCTGTTATACATAATACATGTGATTGTTTATGTTGAGCAGAATCATCCGCGATATCTGATTCTGTATAATCTACAGTAAACAAGTACTTAGAAGTAAAAAACTTTCCGTCAATTTTAGCAAGCCACGGAGAAGAACTTACCCTATCCATAACCACAACAGAATGATGATGAGACTCACAGTCCCAAGGCTGGGATAAATGATCAGCCATAGGTTCTGGATAATCTTCCATAGGCATGTCACAAACTAAGCCTTGTATTGGCATTCTTGCCCACATAGCTCCTCCGTGAATGTTACCTTCATCATTATCGTCACAATCTGCTTCGCAACCCGTAAAAACAACCTGAAAGCTTAAAGAGCGGTCAGGTACGGTGTTTACCGCTATTGCCAAACAATGTAAAAATTCTCCATGATACTTTTCATGGTTATGCGTAAATTCCCTTCGCACCCAGCATTTAAAATGCGGAATGTTGCTGATTAAATACGCCACTACATGCCAATATCTTTCTTCTTAGACATTCGCATCACAGAACCGCCTTTAGACTTTTTCATCACAGAGCTGTTTTTAGATTTCTTCTTTTTAGCCCCTGCGTTTCCTATGTTTACTCTTGAACCCGGCATAAATACCTCACGTATATGTTGTTACTTTACGACGCTCGTTTAACACTGCGCCGCACCCTTTTGCAATCTCCTGCCGTACACCGCCGCCACGAGACATGTTTCTTACTGTTGCTTTTTT